GGCGTACACGCCGCAAGGGTTCCAGCCTACGGTCGGTGTAGGAGTAGGTGTTATTTTATGGCAGTTCTGACAGGTATTTACGACATCATTATTCCTGTGCAATGGAAGAGCTGATTTACATATACTGGGATGACTTCCCATCGGTTGTAACCGAATAACGGGCCTTGGGGTACGGGCATAAAAAAGTCCCCAACGCTTTCCCGCATATACCACTATACGATTGTGCCAACGCACCACATTGAGGACTTATTCCTTGAATCGGTGTGTTGGCTTTTTGTATAGTGGTATAACAAATTTATAATAAAAAATCGGGAAAGCATATGCGTAAATCGGAGCTTTTTGCACAAATACTCGAATGTGTTGCATTTGAAACTGAAATAGCCAAAGAACAAATCCTTTCGAAGGATAAATTTCAAGATGTGGTCGATGCGCGTTACATGCTCGTGCACTTCTGCCATAAGAACGGCATGTACATTGCCGACATCGCCCGGATGATGCGCTTCTCCCGCCGGGCCATAGAGAAGATGGTGTCCGGGTTCGATGAACGCAGGAAATACAGCCACCCCATATTCGAAATGCAGTGCGAACTTATTGCGAAAAAGCTGCCTCCCATCTGCGCCCCAATGAATTGATATGACCACCGCCCGCAGCCACCTTTGCAATGTTGCAACAGGTGAACGCCCGGCCTTGACAGGGGCGGCAATCATTCAATAATCATTAAAAATGGGTTCGGATAAAACTTATATTTTCGATGGAGGCGGCTCGGGTGGCGGCCTTGACATCGCAGCTCTCGTCTCGTCAATGATGGGCAACAAGGGCATGGATCCCAACCTCGTAGCGGCACTCATGAACGGTAACAACAACCGTGGTGCATGGGGCGGTGACGGGTGCTGGTGGATCTGGATCATCCTGCTGTTCTTCTGCTGGGGCGGCTTTGGTGGCAACGGCTTCGGCGGTAACAACGCCAACGGCCTTCCTGCGCAGCTCAACGGTGACGCCGGACGGGAACTTCTGATGAACGCAATCCAGGGGAACGGAGCGGCTATCAACCAGTTGGCGTCGTCGCTCAACTGCTCTACGCAGCAGATTCAGAACACGCTGTGCAACATCCAGGGCACCCTTGGCATGTCAAGCCAACAGATCATCAACGCCGTACAGTCGATGGGATGCCAAATCGGCAATCAGATCGCCTCGTGCTGCTGCGATCTCCGGGAATCCATCACCAAGATGGGATACGAGAGCCAGCTCGCAACGGTCAACCAGACCAACACGCTGCAATCTTCGGCAAGCACGCAGTTCAACATTCTGGGCGCCAAGATCGACGCGCAGACGCAGATCATCAACGACCGATTCTGCCAACTGGAGATGCGCGAGATGCAGAACAAGATCGACACGCTCCGCCAGGAGAACAGCAACCTGGCTCTGGCCGCATCGCAGCAGGCGCAGACGGCCAACATCGTCAGCCAGCTCCGCGCTCCGGCTCCGGTTCCTGCATACATCGTGCAGAATCCCAACTGTTGCACGACGCCCACCGTGGCCGTGACTGCAGCCCCGGCGTGTGCAGGCACTTTATTTTAGCAAGGAAAGGAGGCAAGTATGTATCCTTTACAAGCTGACATAAAAGTCGTTGTCCCGCAATTCGTACCTCGCCTCGACATCGGAGGCATATACACGCTCGCCACGACCGGGAAGGCTTCCACAGAGACCCGAACCGTGGACTACGGATTCAATCCCTGTGCCTGGAGCGCACTGCCCAATGAGGGAATCCTTCTATGGAAGGTGCGCCACCCGGTCACGGAGGCCGAGAGCGGATATGCCGTAAATGTCGTGGTTCCGGCCTCCGGGTCGGCGAGGAGCACCGTGACATCCCCCAACACCACTACCGGGACTGCCAAAGTTCCCGTAGTGGATAACAAAGGGACGCAAACCGTGGGCAGCGACATCACAAACCAGACAACGGCAGGCGAGACGAGTGCCTATACGGAGCACCTGGTGTACTTTAACAAGTGTGCGGGTACTTTCCGCCTGCTTGGGGTGAAGTCCACAACGGGAACCGCACAGGCAAGTAGCGACGCAGCGGTGCCGGCAGCGGCAAAAGCAACGAAGTAAAAACCGAAAGACGGGGAGGAGGGCTCCTTCTCCCCTACCTTTCACAAATCATTAACCAAGATGTTTCAGAACTTGAGAAAAGGCTCCTTAGTCTACGTTTTCGACAACAGGGAACAGCCTAAGTTTTATACAGCCAACGTAAAAGATGTATCGGCACCGTATTTCCCGCCCCAAAAGCCGGGGCAATTCTCGCCGATGCCGCAATTCATCAACATCTCGATAGAGGGCAACGAGCCTTGGGGCGTCCCTATGCAAGCGGACATCGTTTCGAAAGACGGCCTTACCGTAGCGACAACACGTGAAGTGTTGAAACCGACCATCATGGAGGCACAGCAGGCAAGCCGTGACATCGTGGAATCATTCGACAGGCACAAAGCCAACCTGAAGGTCTACGATGAGATCCTGATGCAGCTCGATCCCGAAGCTGCGCGTTCAAAAGAGCTCGAAGCCGAAAACAGGGAGTTGCGGAAGATGCTCGCTGACATGAACGAACGGCTGAGCCAGATACCGACGGCGGAAGAACTGAGGAGCCTTGTCAAGTCTGAACCACCTGCAAAAACAAAGTAACTATGGGTTGGAGAATCATAGGTGAAGGCCGTGGCGGCTTCGGCGGCCACGAAGAGGAGATGGAGCGAGAGCTCCGACGCGCCTACGAAGAAGGCTTTGAAGAAGGCCGGCGTGAAGGCCGTGGCGGATACGGTGAGCGTGGCGGATACGGACAAGGTGGCGGCTACGGCGAACGTGGCGAGTATGACCGCGGCGGGTATGAGTATGACGACGCCTACGGCGAACGCCGTGGCGTAAGGGGTACAGGCCCCTATTCGCGGTATCGCAGGCGGTAAACCGGAGGGAGGGGGCCGCAGTGCCCTCTCCTATTTTAAATCGAAAAATATGGACAGGTTAGATACACATGAAAACTTCCCGGCAGGGTTCCGGGAATATCTCGAAAATTACGGTTGGCACTTTTCAAAGAAGATGTGCGAATTCGCCGTTTCCCGCATGAAGGACAGGAACGGCAAGAAGATCGAGCCCTATTCTAAGGATAAGGTGGATGCGCTGCTCAAGCAGTACAGCATCGAACTCAAAAAGGACAAGGGCTATGATTGCGTGTACGTCTGCAACATGGCATTGGCGGACTATTTCGGGTCGTCGATACCCAATCCACAATACCTGGCGATGTTCATACGTGACTATATCGACGATGAAGACGGATACGACGGCTTGCCATTTACACGTTACTATGCCGATACCATCGGCTCGGGAACACCCATCCTGTGGGAAGAGATGATGTAGCCATGGAAGAATATCCCCAGATCAGCGAATTCACAAACGACAACGACGAAATCGATGAAAAATATCGCAACGCTCGTCCGTAACCTGCCTGCCGACAAGTACCAGGAACTGGCCGGGGCGGTGAACGACGTATTCGAGAACAAGCGCTTCAACCGGGCACAACGCAGAAGGCTGGCGCGAAACTGGCGCAAGTACGGAAAAAGGGAGGAAAAATGAAGATTCGGGACTTGAGTATTCACAAGTATGGTTGGACGTTGCGCATATATTATGCCGTGACGTGCTACTATACGGGAGAAATACTCAAGTCCCTTACCGACATCGGATGCCCCGATACGGTTCTTCATCGCGTACAGGGGAATATGGTGAAGTGCGAAATGGATACGGGATTCACCTACTCCAACAAGGAGCATCGGCAAAGTGTCATCGTAATAGGGATGCACTCCTCGCCGTGGGAATTTCTCAACAGCTTTGAGCACGAACTGCGGCACCTCGTGGACGATATAGCCCTTACTCTCGGCCTGCCGATGGCCGGGGAAGAGGTAGCATACCTTACCGGCGAAATAAACCAGGCGCTATGGGAAGATGTGCACCAATTCACCTGTTGTAAATGTAATGGACATGGAAAAAGATGACACACAATACTGGATGGCGATGCTCGAAGTGAGCGAATGCTGCGCACCCATATTCGCTGCCGTCGTATGCGAGTTGATGAATACGATGTAGTTATATTTCCGGGATTAAATCAACGGCTTCACGCTTCTTTTCGTCAATGATTTTTGCGTATATCTGAGTTGTTTGGATATTAGTATGACCGAGCAACTTAGATACAGTGTATATATCTGTCTTATAAGTTATTAGCAATGTTGCAAAAGTGTGACGCGACACATGATAAGTCACATGTTTTTTTATGCCCGCTTTTTTAGCCCATTTATCTAAATATTTCTCAATCACCCATACCATTGGGAGAGAAAATATAATCCCGGTCTCACATTCTGTTTGAGGCAACTGATTTAAGGCATTTGCAGAAAGGGGCACCCAAATTGGCGTGCCTGTTTTTTGCTGTATTACGCGCACTTGCCTTTTATCGTCATCTATCCATTCAATATCTTCCCATCTTAATTTCTGAATGTCCGACAAGCGCAACCCACAAAAGCAACTGAATAAGAATGCCCTTTTAACCATATCATATTCGCAGGGCGTGTTAATCAACTTTTTGATTTCCTCCATCACAAGAAACGTGCGCGGTTTATTTTCGGCTTCTGGACGGTCTTCTGCCGATATGGAATCAGCAGGATTTTTTTCGATAACCCCCTCTTTGACAGCCCTATTCAAAGCTGTAGATAATACTTGAAAATACAGCGCCCTGGTTGCGCCAGTTAATAACTTTCCTCCACGCCCTCGGACTTTGTTAAGGTATTCAATATACCCCTGCAAATATTGCTTGTCAACCTGTTTGAATGTAATTTTGTTGCCAGAGTATGCCACCAGATGATTTATTGAATTCTTGATGCTCTGAGCATACATCCTCCCTCCCTTTTCCAGGTATCGTGCCGATTCGGATTGCAGATAATCAATAAAACGTAACTTAACCTGCGCCTTTGAATTAGAAAAACCAAGAGAGCGATTCTGCATTTCAACGATTTTTTCAGATTTTATAGCATTCGCCAAGCTAAGCGTCTCTTTATTTTTTATCCTATCAGCATTCGAGTGTTCTGGGATAAGATATAAATGTAAAAAATCATAAACACGATGGCCAGACTGGTAAATGTCAAGATATAAAGAAATATTCCCATTCTTTAATAGTTTGCGTCTTAATTTGACTGGCTCTTTAATCTTTGCAGTAGTCATGGGTAATGAGTTTACCGCGAAGATAGTAATAATTTGAATTTAGAGTAACAAACGAGTAACAAATTGACGACAAGTAACAACAATATGACGATAGAGAATACACTAAAAATCACATTGTCAAAAATAAGCAAAGCCCCATAAAACAGGGGCTTTACTTGTCATTTGTTAATTAGTATTTGTCGTGAGTTTGCTGCATTGATTTACGAGCCGAAGTTGTCGTAGATAAGTTACTGCATTTGGGACTCCAAATAGATCCGAATGACGTTGCGTACACATCACGTGAAGAAACAGGAGTAGGAACAGGAGAAGACATCAGAAAATTTATTAAAGAAAATATTTCCACATGTGATTTTGTGTTTTTTATGATTTCTGAAAATTATAAAAAAAGTGAAATTTGTTTAAATGAAATGGGCGCCGCGTGGGCTACTGATAGGACTGTTATCCCTTTGGTTTTTCCAAATTTATCTTTTGATTCAATTGGATGGCTATATAATGTTAGAAAAGGTTTACTCTTAAATGATCCTGATGCGTTAGATTCTATCTTTGACGACATTACCGAAAAATATTCTTATAAGCCACGCATTAACACATGGAATCGGAACAAAAATGAGTTCATTTTATTCATTAATAATCTAAATTCACAATCTACTTCCCCT